AAATTTATTGTTACAGTAACTAGATGGTCTAATGTAGGATCATCTTCTAATGTAACAACATCAATACGTTCAATTGTTATATATGATAAAAATTTATTTACCTGAGGTATAATAAAATCCTCAATTTGCTTTTTGATATCATTAGTTATTGGCTGAAAAATTACATTTAATAAAAATGTTCCATACTCTGGAAATCCATATCGTTCACCAACGCGCGTTAATAATAATGTTTTTAAATTTAAAATAGCTTGTGCATTAGTTGTATATACTGGCGTAAAAACTCCATTATTAGCTTGATATGAAATACCTAAAGCTACATTTTTTGTTGTTTGATTTTCAACTGATATGAGTTTATATGCCATATTATCCTTATATACCTTTTTTCTTATTCATTGCGTTCATTAATGAAGAATAATCACGTGTCATGGCTTGTTGAACTTCAACAGGAACTTCAAATGTTTTACCAGTTTCTGGATCTTCCATTATTTTAGGTGCTGCAGGTGCCATTCCTAAAGATTCTTTCATAGATTGACGCATCATACCAAAATTAACAGCATCTTTAGATGTCATTCGAATTTCATCCATACCCTCATTCATTATATCAGCAAAACTATTCATTACATTTGGACCTTGCTCTACAATAGGTTCTGTTTCATTTAAAACCGAAGCCCAACGATTTTCGGAGAATTGCACCGTCTTACGTTTCGGTGCTGCAGGCGTAGCTGGCGCTTGTCGTTGTGTCTGTGGCTGTTTAATCTCCATAATAGTAGATTGTAATCCTTCGCGAAGAATTTCTGTTAATTCTTCTTTTATAACCTCACGTACGGCTACTTTTAGTGCTTTTACAAGTGTTTTTGAATCCATATGATACTTTATTAATAAATATTAGTACTAGTAGTTTATGCCCTCATTCCATTCAGAATCAGATGGTTTTGGACCATATATAATTTTTGCTCGTCGATTTATTGCATAATCTCCAGCTTTACCTATAGAATTATCAGGTCGACCTACAACTAATATTACAGTGCTAGGAGCCTCTAATAAATCAGTTAATGAACGTTGTTGATCAATTAGTGCTTGTAAGGCATCTGCTCTAGATTGTATATCATCTTCTGATACATTAACATCTTGATAAAAACGTGATTCGGAAATCGCCACGCCTTCTACTTCAACAGCCGTTTGTTGTATTTGTGCAATAGCTGCTTGCGTATATGCATTTATTGGTAATTCTTCATTAACACAAATTTGCGAAATTATATTAATAGCAGGAGCGATGATAACAGATGATGTAGCAACTGATGCAGTAATTAAAGCTAATATTGGTGCAAACTTTTTAATTACTGATTTTATTGTTGCAAATAATTCTTTTTGAAAATTAATAGTTTCAGAATCTACTGCAATCAACGGTTGTGGAATTGCCAAACGAAATGCAACATATGCAGCACCGGCAGATGCAACAACTGATAATATTGCAGTTGCTATATTCAGCCAACTTAAATATTTAAGTAATTCTTGAATATAAAATGACAATTTAGTTAATAAATTTTTTAATCTAACTACCCTAGGATCTGAACAACTAATACGATTAGGAAGCTGTACTGATTCTTTTGAAATATCTAATGCAACGTCTGTTATTTTCGTTTGTATTTTTTGGAATACACGTTCTATTTTAGAAATTGCGGTTGGAATTTTTTCAATTATTAGATCAAACGGTGGTGCTACTGCCATATTAATTTTTCTTTATAAAATATTTGTTACTATTTAATTCAGCAATAAGTGTAGCTGCTTCTGTTAATTCCGGGATACCAATTGGCACCCCAGGCCCGCCAGCACCAGTAGTACCAAGTTGAATTGCAGCTATTAATTTATTTAATATTTGTAATAACACAGTACCATGCGGTAAAGGCTCATTTGCATCATCTGCACCAATTTTTACTGTTTCATTAGTATTTAAAATAATACCACGTTCAGCATCAATAACTGCAATATCTTTTTTAGCACGTAAAATAATTCTGTCACCTATTGCAACAAATTGTGACCCAGCAAAATTATTATTAACAGTTAATGATCTAGATAGTTTTAATGTAGTTAATTGTTGATTACTAGTTAAATATAACGATGATGAATCTCGTTCAATATCTTCAACAACAAATTCTTTTCCAGACAAATTAGTATGTCCATTTGATAATATAATTATAGGATCATATGTTAAATTTTGAGTAAACCACGTAGGATTTTTATGATAATAGCCAGCAGGAATATTATTGGTATCAACACTATTACCAAATCGAATACTATTACCAAAGCGACCTTCAATTAAAAAATCACCTTCATATGGCTGTAATGGAGATATTGACTGTTTCGTAAATGTTTTACCTGGTTTTACATTATCAATTTCTTCTTGATTTGCACTATTAGATAATCCAGGCAACATGTTTTCATTCATTGAAGATTGAATATCAATAGATGAAACATAATACCAAGCTTCTCTCCATCTATTAGTTGTAGATTCTTGATTAAATGTTTTATAAATTAAAACAAATTCGCCAATTAATGGAATTTGTTTCATGTTTATATTTGCTGGCTTAGCAATATATGTTCTATCATTAAAATATGAACTACATGATCTTACTTTTAATGCAAAAAGTTTATTAGTAGTAGAATCTGGTTCCGTTTCTGGAATCCATTGGTATGTATAATCATATTCTAATACTTCAGCAACATCCCATTCAATTCGCTTAGACATTTAAATCCTTTGTTTGATCTAATTTTTCTTTAGTTTGTCGAATGCGTTCATTTAATGCTACATCTTCTTTATCAAAAACATCTAATTCATCAGACAACTCGTCAGAAAGTGTTTGTTCTGCAACACGAAGTAATTGTTGTTTTTCTTCATCGCTTAATAAACTATCCGCTCCAGTAATAGTTTGTTTAGTTGAAATATAACGTTGAACGATTGCCGTTAATTTAACAAGATGATCATCATTTTTAACTGCAACATCTAAATATTCCTTGATTAATGGAACAATGATTGTTGCATCTGATGCATTTTTTATTAATGGCTGTAACTGAGCAATAAGTTGATTAATTTGTCTATCTTTCTTTTTAGAATTATGATAGACATCAGACATCAAATCTGCAAAGGTTGTTCCTTTAAATAATTCATCATTTCTATCCATAACGTAAAATCCTTTAATAATAAATATTAAAACGGCAATTTTACGAAATTAGATTGTTCATATTCTTTAAAGTTATCAACGTAAATTTGTTTGAGTGTTTTAATTACCCGTGTAATATTAGTAGTTTCTAAACCCGTACGTTCTCTAATAAAAATATAAAGAGCTTTTTTATTAAAGTTTTCTATATTTTCTCTAGTCTCAAAAATATGTAAAACTGAATCAGCTACGTGAATATCTGTTGGATTTGTAAAAATATAATTTAAATTATCATAACAATAATTAATATACGCATCCATAAAATATTGCAATGTTTCTCGCATATCATCATTATGTATTTCTATAATGATATTACGTTGTTCATCAACATCTATTTCTAATGCATCAGCTTTTAACTTAGAATATGCCTTTTGATTTTCAGCAATTAAATAATTAAATGAAGTTCTAGTATAATATGAATACGCTTTACCAGCTTCTGGATTAAATTTATTCAATCGTTCTGTTAGATAGGTAACAAGGTCTGTTTGTAAATCAGTAAATGATGAATCAATATATGTTGGTTTAATTTTATTAATTAGATTCTCAGCCATTTTCATGAACGCTGGATAAATAAACCGACGATATATTTTTTCTCGTAACGCCGGCTGTTCTGCAGTTCGATTATATGCAGCAATTGCAAAGTCTGTTACTTTTGTAAAATAAACATTAGATTTTTTCTTCTTCGGCGCCATTAAATTCTTCTTTTAATTCTTCAATTACTTGTTTTAATAAACTAAATGTTGTTCCTGCTTCGTCATCTTTCTCAAAGGCACCTATACGGTCAATTTGTTGCATTGCTTCATATGTTTTAACAATTTGTTCATACATATAACGATTTGTATTTTCTAAATTAGAAATATACCCAATAAACCCATCTACTTCATCTTGTTGATCTGCTAGTACTCCAGCTAAAAACCATGTTCTATATCCTAGATATGTTATACCTGCAGATAATAGTAAAATAATAATACTAAATGCAATCATTTTTTATTCCTGATTAAATGCATTAAAAATATCTGTTAATGTTTTTTCGACATCTGGATTATTTTCTGCAAGATTTTTTAAACCATTACTTTTTGTCATTTTGCTTTTTTCTGCAATTGGTTTAAGTGTAGCATTATCTTTATTTCTCCAACGCTCAAATTCAATTTGTGCAGCCATATGATCACCGTGATGCAAAACAATAGGTAAATTTGTTTTTAATTTAGCTTGTGCTGATCGAGCTATGAAATAAGGTTTATTTGCATCATCATACATTCCATCATGAATCTTAATTGCTTGATATTCAGTCCAAGACATTTTGACATCATATTGTTGAAGCAACCAAATTGATAAATCTGGTACCATAGTAAATGGAATATTTTCGTTGTGTTTATACATCTTATTTTGATTCTTACGATGCCAATCAGATGTTTCAACTTGATAAACTTCATTACCATCGCCCGGAAATCCTACTTTACCTAAATCATGATGCATGGCAGCAAAACGAAGTTCTTCAATAGTATATCCAGACATATCTGCACCCATTTCAGACCAAGATTCATAAAGTTTCTCAGTGCAAGCAATAACTCGAAGTACGTGGTCAACATAGCCTCCGGCAAATGCATTATGAAAATGTGCTATTGAAGATGCTGGCATCAATACCATTCTATCTTCGAAGTCATCATACATTCTATTTAATGCATCTTTACGTGTCGGAAAATAATCATTTACCGCTTGGCGATACGCTTCCCAATTTGATTTAATTTTTTCTGCTTCTAACATAAATCTATTATAAGAAATTATTTACGAATTTCCAAATGTTTGCCTGCAACCAACTTTGAAGTACATTCAAAACAGGTTATTGCAGTTGCATTGTTATCAACTCGTTGACAAATATTATCGCAATATTTACATTGCATTTTCTTGTAACCGCGCGGTACACGACTATTTTTTATATTTTTTCGCTCTTTCATCTCGTAACTTATTCCAATATGATAATATTTTTGGTTTAGAATTTTCCTCAGTAGTTTCTTCTATGTCTTCTTGTACATCTACATATTTTTTGTTTTTTGTTGTTTGAATTGAAAATTCTTTATTTGCTGAAATTAATAATAAAATAGCTAATGGATCAAAAACAATAATTAATGCAATAATCAACCAATTTACAATTATATCCATTTCTGTTCCTAATATTTTAGCAATATATTTTAATGGACCTATTTCAGCTGATACCGTATTTGTAGTTTGCAATTTAGTAATTTGCATTTCTAAAGCAGTAACCGAATCGGATAACATGGATTCTTGTTTTATTATATCATCTAAACGATTTATAGAAAATTGTATTTGTGTTTCATACGATTTTCTATTAGCACTCGATGATGTAGTAATTAAATTGCCATTTTTATCAACGCGCTGCTGTTGATTGGATGATAAGGCTGATGTTAATGTTTGAATATTAGTATTAACTATATTTTTATCAACAATGATATTATTTAATTGTGTTTGATATCTAGATCGTTTAGATTCGATATTTTTAATGGTAGTCTCTAAATTATTTAACTTATATGCCGTATCTTGATATGCTGATACTAAAAAACCATAAATACCTAATGATGTTATGCACATTAAAATAATTACAGAACTAGTTAAATAAAATTTTATTGATTTAGATATAGTATCCCACGCACGATGTAAGTATGATGCTGTTATAAGTTTAGACGCTTCTAAAGTCCCAGCAAGTATCGATACTGCTAAAAATTGTGATGAAAATAATCTACTTAAGCCAAATACACTATAATATGCTGCACTAAATGCTAAACTTAAAGATGTAATTAACAATACATACGGAAAATAACGTTTCATTATCCTCTATCGATATAATATTTTGCTGATTCTAATTTTTTCAATGCTCTAGATAAATTATCTAATGTTGATTGTTTATCAATTTTACCTTCTGTAATTGCTTTACCAACAACCCGAATAATTTCATGTGCGTCTGTAATATCATCCGTAATCTTTTCTCGAAATTTATATTCCGCTTTCATAGTAACCTTTATTAAAATTTTAATTATTAATATTATATATAATAAATATATTATTCTAAAATTAATGCTGTATTTTGACAATACTCTAAATTTAAATTGCACCAAGACAATTCTTTAGCCTTAGCTTCAACCTCAATATCTAAATCGAATACGCCATATGTGTTGGGAGTAGTTGTAATATAATCAGCATGAGCTTGCTCCTTGATCTTAGTAAACTCTTTGTATTGTTTATGGAAGGTAGGCCACTTCGGCAAATCTTCTAAAGAAATGCCATGATGATCAAACATACGCTCAATAAGAAGTTGTTGTTCGCGTCGACGAGATTCACTGTAATGAGTGCATTGAGTAACGCCATGGAACTCCCACGTTTCTCGAGCCATAAAGAATGCTTCTTCTTCGGATAAGTCACCGGTATTGAAAGTGTGATGCCAATAATCAAATGTAACTGGAATACCTTCGGATGCATACAATGTCTTGTACAATTCGCGAACTGAATACATAGATGCCTTATCATCATTCTCAATAACTAAACGAGCCTTAACGTTATCAGATAAACGATCATAGTTACGCAACCAACGGTCGATAGTGCCAGGCTTATCACCATATGTAGCACCAATATGAATATTGATAAGATTCTCGAAGCTAGGTGCAAAGCCCATAAGGTCAAAAAGCTCAGCGTGTCGTTCGAGACCAATAATAGAATTGTTAACAACTACATCATCAGGACTACCTAAGATATGAAATGGACCAGGATGCGTTGTAATGCGATGACCATGTGCTAAAGCATAATCACCTGCAGCACGTAAATGTCGTGAAATCTCATCAATACCTGGTAAATCTTCTAGACGATAATGATTCCAACGAGGAAAGAGCTCGCTACCAACTCGGAATAAACGAATACCTTGCGACTCATTCCATTGCAGAATAGTTAACAAATCCTTGGCATTTGCCAAAGCAATGTCAGATGCAAGCTGTAAACCGCCGAGCTTGAATTTGCGGTCAATCATTGCACGTCCGGTACGAATGCCTTGGGACGATAGTTGTTGATTGATACAACAATAACCATAACGTATCATAGGATTTTTTTATATTATATGAAAAATTTTGCGTAATTCAAAGTAATGATGTTTTTTCTTGTCAAGATATTTATTTAAAAATAAGTAACCGTTAAGGAATAAATGAAACATATTTTAGCAGAAAATTTACGTAGATTTAAAGTAAAAAATTTACAAGAACAACCAGATCCGAATAACGGAACTACATTAGCAGCGCCAGCTGGATCTACTGAAGTAAAGTCATATAAAGTAGTACAAGATGATACATTATGGTCAATTGCTACTAAATGGATGCAACAATATGCACAAGTTACAACCCCAACAGACAAACAAATTATGAATTTTGTAAAACAAATTGTTAAATCTACAAATTCATTAAAAAGTCTTAATGTTGATATGCCAGGGGCGGATACGGAAATTAAAAATCCAAACTTAATTAAACCAGGTATGACTTTTTATTTACCTATAGATAAAAATGAAATATTAAAAGTATATCCATGATATTTTTAAAAAAATTATTGTTAGAAACAACATATAATAAACGTTTACTTACTGAACAAACGACAACTTATGAATTTAAGGATAGTTTTCCAGATAATATCGTATTGCCAATTAATCCAAAACAATTAAATATAACATCATTTGATAAAATAACAGCAATTAGTCAATTAACTCCTAATTTGCAAAATTTTATCAATACGTTAAAATCTGCAATTATAGCTAAAAAATTAGTTAAAGGTGCTATTACGATATCGGCATCAGCTGATGGCAGCACTCCGGCTACAAAACAAATTCCAGGAGATGGAACCAATTGGAATCAAGCTCAAGTAGATTTTTCATATTCAAATGGTGCTACGGTTTCAAATCAAACATTAGCAGATCGTAGAGCTCAAGGTATTGAATATATCATTAAAAAATTCGTAAAGCTACCTGCTGAAGTTACTATCACAAAAACAGGTAATGGTGCTGGTACTGCTAAAATGGTAACTGTTGTGGTTCCTATAACTACATATAATGCACAAACTCCTAAAACTAATATCACAAATCCAAAAACTAAAAAAGTAGAAGTATTTGATTTAGCTGCAACGAAATATACAGTTCCATCATATACCGATGTTAAAATACCAATTGCAAAATGTAATGGTAATTTAGAAGCCAATGGATTATCAGGTAATCCTATAGCATTTAGATCCAAATTAGAAACAAAATCAGGCCAGGTAACTATGAATTTTATACCGGCATATATACCAGATAGATTAGTAGTTACGCAATATGATAAAACTAAAAAAACAACTAAGATAATACATGACACTGGATATGTGTCTGATACGCCAGTATCGGCACAAGTAGATTTTGGTACTATACTATCTGAATTAAATAGTAAAACTAAAAATGGATATGATGGGACTATTAAAGCCCCGTCTGCAATTAATATTGATTTAGGAAATGTTCCAAATACAGAATATTTTGTAGAAATTTATGCACCTTTAGGTCCAACAGCTTGGTTACTATCTATTAACTGTCAAGTATCGACAGCACCACAATCAGGAGGTAAGCCTACTAAAGTAATACCTGTTCCATTACAATTCTCAAAAATACCAGATTATCAAAGATTGTATTGGAATAAAGATTATACGCAAATGGTTGCAGCAACCGACCCAAATAGATCTCAAGATTTGGCTTGGGCCGGTGTGATCAAGAATAATAAATGGTTTGATGGGGAATTATACATTTTTGATAAAGATGGAATATTAACAAATATCGATGTTTATCAAAGTGGTGTATATGTAGGTCAAGGAACTCTTTAATTATTTAGCATCTGCGAATTGAACTGTAACGTTAGCTTTATTGTAACTATTACTCTCTATTGCATTACTATCTAACCAATTGAAATCATAGTAAATAAAAATACGATCCCATTGCGGCTCCATAATTTGATTCCAGTGCGCAGCACATGTATTATAACCATATCCAGCTGTAAAAAATTTATCTACAATTTGTTTAATTGTAACTGGTGTTGTATTTTGTCCAGGACGAACGGAGATGTTATTAAACATACTAATTAATCCTTCACTAAATAAGTTATACTTATCATATCCAACCAATGTTTTAGCGCGATCTGCAAAATTTAATTCAATGAAATTAGGAACATTGATATCTTCACTATGTTCCTGTGTTTTAGTTAATCTTTGGTAGACAACATGATGGTAAGTCATCGGTCGAAGAGTTTCATCCCAAACTAAAGGTTGAGCACCTTTTTGTTTTCGGTAATAATTAAAACGATCAACAATAAATCGTTCGATTGCGCAGCGCGTTAAACTATCATATTTAGTTACAATGCTTGTTTCCTTTTTTCCAAAATAAACATTGTTATTAACTAATTTAGATACATTGTTAACAGCATATACATTTTGTGCAAATGTAATATTGTTAAAAACTAAAAATGCTACGATTAAAATATTTTTCATCTCTCTTATTTTTATACTATTATAATAAGTAATATTTTTCAAAAATCCAAATAATAGTTTGTATTTTATATATAAGGCGGTTTTTATACTGATACATATTTATATGTAAATAACTAAAAATATAAATACATATGAAAAATTTACAAAATACTATAGTAGAAAATTTCATGAGATTTTCTCCAAAAAATCTAGATGTAAATCAACTTAAGAAATTTTTAACGGAACAAGATATTGACTATATCGAACGTTGGAAAAATGAAAAAGCTGCAATGGATGCTTTTAGACAATGGGAAACAGAAGTTGCAAACGAAGGTCGCACTAAATTAATAAAAACTAATGCATATAAAGATGTAACAAATGAACCATTGCGTATACCAGTTTCATTCTGGAATAATTTTGTTACTATCGATAGTATGTCAAACGCTGCTGAGGTAAAAGCAGAGATAGATAAAGCATTAGAGACATTAAAAGAACAAGGCGTTAATTTAGATGATCCTGCCATTAATATTAAAATTGTTTCTAGAGCTTCAAAAGCTATAGCATCTACTACGCCAAATACTAAAGATAACACAGGCAAAAAACGAATAGATCATGATTATAATGGTATATTAAAATTTGATGCTGCAGGCAACATAACGCCAGCTTCAAAAGCTGAATTTGATGCAAAACAAAAATCAGATCCACAATGGGGAAACAAAATATTAGCACAAAAGCGAGGAGATGCTGCAGCTAATTATATTAAATCGAAAGGTATCAAAGCAAATATTACAGTACTTCCGGAAATAACAGATAACGAAAGATCTTTTATTATCAACGCTCAAGTAGTAGGAAAAGAAAAATACATTGCTCCGATGACGTTACCTGATATGGAAATTAAAATAAAACTTGTAGCAGAATGGGTAGTGAGTGAAGTATGGTCATTAACTGGTGGCAAACCAGTTGCAGTATTTCCTAAATTTTATTATAGTGTCAATTGGAAATCTACAAATGGCTTAGGCGGCTCAATTATTACAATGGATGATAATAACTCTGGTGATAATTTAAATAATTTTAGATGGATGCGTAAAGCTGAACTAGTTAAAGTAGCAGCTGGTAAGGCAACGAGCGGCAATGATCGTAATCCTTTACAAGCTAATAAAAGTAGCAATTTTGCTGGCTCTGCTGGTGATGCTCAAAATGATCGCAGAACTAATTTTTTATTAGGTACAGGTCATTTTGTTAGTGGTTGGATTTGGGAGAATGTTACAAATGGAGCAAGTAAAACTATAAGTGAAATAACAGGTTTTAATCTCTCACAATGGTTAACGAATACTAGTAATACACTTGGCGTAACTGGAGATATTAGTATTCAAACATCGCAAAGTACAATGCATAGTTTTTATGCTAAATATTTAGATACTCCAGAATTAATTCAAAAAGCTGAATCTGCAGTTAAGTCACTTAAATTTATTTCTGAAAAAACAATTAACTTGCAAGATCTTGCTACAGCCGCAGCTGCAGCAGGTGTACCAGGCGTTTCCGCAGAAATTTCTACCGATCCAAAATTTTGGAAGGGTGCAGCATGGTTTGATTCAACAGTAACACCTCCTACATATGGTATAAGTTTAAAAGAAAATCCAAATTTCTTTGTAGGTGCAACGTTTAATAAAACGCCAATTGGTCAATAACTAACTATATTTTTAATAAATTTAAAAAGCTCTTATTAAGTTAAGAGCTTTTTTACTGTTTATGGTTTAAATTTATTTTGTTGATATTTATTAATATGAAACCTAAATATAACAAAACAACTATTTCATTAGCTATACCGGCTATTTTATCAGAACAAACAACTACTCCTGATAAAAGAATCTCATCTAAAACTAAAAAATTATCAAATTTTGATAAAATAGCTAAACAAATCTATGATTCAAAAGGAGTATTGTGGGACGATGAAAACTCCGCAAAAAATGCTATTAAAAAAATAAAGAATTTAACTCAATATAAAGAAGTTTTAAAGTCTTTACAAAAACTAACCGGTGGTAGAGGTATTGGTCAATATTTAAAATCATTTACTACGTTAGTTGATAGATTAGAAATAGTTAATCATCTTAGAACATTTATACCAGAAAATCAATGGTCTTGGACAATTGAATACATTGTGCCATGGCAAGATTTTAAATATTTAAATAGTAGTACATTTCCTGGAAGCAAACCTAAGACTGCAGGGCAAAGCAATGCAGCTACTGCAATGATATCATATTATTCAAAAAAAGGCTTATGGAAATCCGGCGGGCCGAATCTAGATGCAGAATTTTGGAAAGATTATAAACACGAAATTATGTTAGGAGCTCAAATTGCTACAGCTATTATACCGGTGGTAGGACCTTATATTTCTGCAGGTATTGGTTTAGCAGATGCTAAAATATATTGGGACGAAGGAGATCGTTATTCTGCTGGTATGATGGCTATATTGTCAATAATACCAGGTATGGGTGGCTTGGCTGCAAAATTAGGATTAACGGGTGCAATAAAATCATTAGGCAAAGCTGGAGTAACGAAGTTTATTGCTAAATTAAAAATAATTGCAAATGGCGGAAAGCCTATTTTAACGCAAGAAGAAAAAAAGATTGTTAGACTTTTAGGTGAGCATCAAAAACCATTAATAAAACAAGTTACAGAATTTCTTAAGAAAAAATCAGTATCTACAGCAG